ATCCGTCAGCCCTTTTAGCATCTTCTTAGGGTTTGTTATGTCACCTAACGCTGCTAGACCAGTAGCCAGTCCACTAGCATATTTAGCACAGGGCTAACTGTGGCTTTAACGATCTAAAGATGCCATCCATGACATCCTTAAACACTAGCCCCATCGCTTCGACCGACCTAGTAATTATCGTTGCTGCGTTAAATACGGTGCGGAGTATTCCCGTAAATGTCTTAACAACAACAACAACTCCTTTCATTGTATTCTCCAACCCGAAGAACTTAACAGTAAGGTATCCAATAGCCCCGACAGCTAGTGCGACTGCTCCTACGATCAATAAAACTTTAACCCCTATTAAGGTGATGAGTGAAAGAGTCCCCGCTAGTGCTAGTCCTAGCGTTCCCGTGGCTAACAAGAGAAGCCCGAATGCGGTAACAACAGACCCGACGACCATCGTAATCTTCAAGAACTGCGCGATAAAAATTTGGTTTGTCTGAACGAATGAAGCGAGCCTATCTAAGAACGTCTTAAATGCTTTCTCGTTCAGCTCGCCCAACTTAATTAACACGCCCTCAACCGCTGACTGAACCTTAAAGAACGATCCAGTAAGGGTGTCGTCCATAATTGCAGCCATCTCGGTAGCAGCCCCTTCTGCGCCTGCAAATTGTTGTGTCAATGATGCTATAAGGTCTGTGTTATTTGCGATAGTTTGTCCGACAGTGACTCCCCGAATCCCGAACAGCTCCAAAGCAGTTGAAGCAGGCTTCACTGAGTTATTGATCCTATCGACTGCCTCAGAGAAACTAAGCCCGTGCTCCTCTAGTTTGAGGAACATCTTCCGCAAGCCAGTACCAGCACTAGAAGCATCGATCCCGCGATCCACGAGAACTGCAAGCATCGCAGATACTTCCTCTAGTGGGACATTCGTTGTTTTTGCAATAGCACCCACATTAGCCATCGCAGTGTCAAACTTCATTAAGTCCAACGCAGATGAGCTAAAGGACTTCGCCATGACGTCTACAACCTTGTTGGTGTCTTTTGCGTCATAACCGAACGCCCGAACTACAGACGCTGCGACTCTAGCTGACTCTGCGAGGTCTTCTCCCGTTGCTAGCGACAGATCTAATATCGCGCCCGTTGCCCCGTGGATCTCTTTAGTACTAAAACCTAACTTTGATAAGTTAAGCTGTAACTGGCTAACTTGCGTAGCGGTGAATCGCGTCGAAGAGCCTAAGTCCTTCGCGAGCTTTTCCAGCCCCTTAAACTCATCTCCAGTCGCCCCAGAGATAGCCTGCACTTTTGCCATCTCCTGCTCGAAGTTACGAAACGTGTTAAACGATGTAACCCCAAGTGCTGCAATAGGCGCACCAACGCCTGCGGTGATATTCTTACCAGCCCCTTGCGCCGAACGCCCGAACCTATAGAGCATCCTATTCGCCTTTTTGATCCCCTTTTCAAGACCCTTAGTGCGAATGGATACGTCCCCGAATAAACTACCGATTTTAGCCATACTGTCTTAGTTGTGCGCCGAATTTTTTAATTGTGCAGATTAACTCTTCTTTTGTTTTTCTGACCTTTGCCGCTCTTGGCATGAAGTCCTCGATCTTGTATGGCTTGTGTTTCTTATCTCGGTTTGTTTCCGCTAGGATGTAGCAGATCTGAGCGAACCTAAAGTCTTCCCGCTGCTCTAGTTTAGCTTGTACGTCATAGAAAACTTTAAGCTCTGCTGTCGTTAGGTCTAGGAACTCTTCCTCTGTTAGTCCTAGCTTCAATCTCGCCAGAGCTTTAGACTCTAGCCATTGTCGTTTTTTGGCTCCAACTCCTCGCCAGTCATTCCGCTCTCATCCATCGCCTGCCGAATACACTCCGATAGCTCAACTAGTGGCGGGAAGTCATCCGCATAGTTTAACGGATCGCCCTTAAGCCCTAAGCAAGCGCAGACTAATTTGATCGAGTTACTAACTGGGTTCTCTTCAAACTCGGAAAGCTTCCCGCCTGCCATCTCAAAAGACATCATCGACCTGTTAGTGATCTTGATCTCTCGCTCTTCTCCTTTGTAAGTAATTTTAGCCATTCTGTTTTTTCCTTAGTTTGTTAAATTAGGCACAGCCCCCCGAAGGAGGCTGCGACCTGTAACTTATGCGTAGGTTACTGAACCAGTAACTTTAATGCCTACTGTCGCGGACAAGACTCCATCCATAGGAGCTTCTGTCTCAAACGAAATAACGTGACCAGAGAACTCTTCTGTAGATGTTCCGTCATCGCTGTAGGTGATCTTGAAGACAGAAGCGTCGCTGTTTGCTGAAGTTGCAAGCCCGCGAACTGCTGCATCGTCCTGTGCCGTCTGGATCGTAGTTAAACGTAACACTGCACTCGCCGTAGTCTACGAGCGAACCCAAGTATGTTTTAATCCCACTAGACCCGTGGTTAGTTGTTTCGATAACATCTTTCGAGATGCTAGGTGGTGAGATGTCTGTGACCTCGCCCACTGAAGTGTAGGTAGATCCTCCGTCCGTTGAGTATGCGAACGTGATCCCGTATGCTTGTTCTGCCATAATTTGCCTTATGTTAGTTGTTCTTTATGTATTTGATATTGAGATCTATGGATCTAATATAAAGGTTAGTCGGTTCAGTGAACCCGTCAAACTCGTTGTCTGTGACTGCGTATGCTTGCGTGACTGTCGCGCTTAGGTCGAGGCTTTGCCCGACGAAGTGTTCCTTGAACTGCGCTAACTACGTTGTCGATCGTCTCCAGTCGGGTAGCGTAAAAGTCGAACTGGACAACCACTTGCCCGTGCTGAAAGCCTCCATCATGCGTAGGCTCTGGTCGATCATCCTCTACACTGAATACACAGTAAGGGCTAGATTGATTCTGCGGTGCTTGTAGCGGGTAGTAAGTACATCCGAGCAGCGTCTCTTTCCCTTCAAGTAAGTGGCTATGGATTTGTAAACTGTCATCTCGCTAGTGCCTCCGCTCTCTTAAATGAATCTGCCAACCGTCTCTTAACTAAAGACGCTGCCATCGATCTCTTACGCTTAAATGCGCTCCTAGCGAACGGATTAGTTCCCCTGCTTCGCTTCTTCCCGCCGTGTTCTAGGACGTGCATATATATCGCAGGATTCTTCCCTTTCGTTGAACCGCTTTCGCCTACCCACTTCGCCCCGAAGATCGTGTAAATATAATTCCGCTTAGTTTTAACCTTTTGCTTTATGTTTCGACGCAACATTCCCGTGTGCCTCGGAGCAGATGCTTTTAGCTCTTTAACGAAGATACCGCCCGCTTCCCGAACCGTTTCGCGTATCACTTTGTTACGAACCTTGCGCTGGAACCCCTCTAAGTTCCGAATCATTCCGTCGAAGCTCTTAGTGTCCCACTTAAACTGTACGTCCTGCTTCTTCATGCGTAACGATGTCTTCGGTATGAGTCCCCGTCTGCGTTCATGTAGTAGTCGCCTGTAGGAGTTAAGAAGAACCCCTCGACGAATGCTTGTGGCGCGTCCTCTACATACTCCCCGCCGACAACCAGACCATCTCTGCGGTTAGAGCTTAATGGCTTAACGTAGGTGATGTCGAAAACCCTGCCGTCATAAATGATGCGCTGCGAGGCTGCCGTAATACTTCGATCCCGCATTGTAAACTCTGCGAGCATCTTTACCTCCTGCTTCCCGTTTACATCCCTCTCATCTCCGCGAGTCTCTTTTACGTCCGCGAAGCAAACGCTAATGTCCCCCCAGTCTTGCTCGAAGTTGACAGCACCGAACGCATCCCGTGTGGTACTAGTACGGGTTTGTATCTCGATACGTTTGTCAAGTCTGCCAATGTTCCGCATTATTTAACCTGCGAGGAGCCAAAGTAGAACCCTACGATGGCAAGTGCTGTCTGTCTTATCTCTGGCAGGATAACAAATCCCTGCACAGTGTCCCATCTGATGCGTTTAAATAGCCCCAGAAACCCGTTTGATTCGCTTTGAATGGTAATGCCCTACGTCCGTAAATGCGAAAACAAAAGGGGCTATTACGATAGCAAATACGGTACTAACGACTAAGAACCGACGAACCCACACTCCACCCTCGCGCTCGGCTGCTCGGTCTGCCGAATCGTCGGCTGCTGTCTGTTCCGCGATCATTTGCTCGAAGAGCATAGTCTGGCTCTGCATCTGTGTGGCAATTAGCTTCATGACAAAGCCAGAAACGCCACCTCCTAACATTGCTATCAGTTCTGTAGTCATCCTCTCTTAATATCCCGTAGTAGTTTGAATAGTGCGAAAGACGTGTAGATGATTGTAGCGATAGACGCGATAGAAGCGAGAAGCGCACTGGTGTCCATTAAGCCCCAAGCAGTAGCAGCCCCTCCCGCTGAAACTGTACTTCTTACTACGACCTCGTTCACGATAACTTCCCTTCATTAGAACTTCTTAATTTTATACTGGTCTACGATGAAATCTACAGACCTTTGAATTTTAAATGGAGCGACTCCCATAGATACTGGCTCTCTGGTGTCATAATAGTGTGCGACCAACAAAAGGATCGCTTGGTGTAGGGGCTTCGGGAGATCGCTGTATCCCGCATTGTAATTAACAACTACAGGAGCTACGCGCTCTTTACTGACTGTTGGTCTACTGAACCCATCATCTAAAGACAAATAAGCGACTCCTTCGCTTTGATTCTCTACATGGTAGTGTTCAGATCCGACTGTGACCAACTGATTGTTTACATCGTAATACTGTAACGATGTGACCGAAACAACGGGAGGCTTGGGGATAACCAGCCTATTATAAACTGTGGGGAAGTGCTTGTAGCTAACTTGGTAAACCTGCGAAGACCCAAGCGATCTGCGCGTGGATACTTCTAGGCTCTGGCGACTAGCGGTAATTAAGGTTGAGATGTAGCCGTTGTCATCGTTGTGGTCTACCCGCAGGTGTTGTTTAGCCTCAGAGAGACTTACAGGCTCGGATGTTGAGTCTGTTACTCTTTTGATTGCCTGTGGCTCTATCTGTGGGAAGTCCTTGTAGTACATGACAAAGTGGAAAGGTAGCCCCCGCACCGAGCAAGGGGCTACCAGCCCGAATGAGTTAGTCTTCAGTCTTAGGCAGTGCTGCCTTCTTCGTAGCCTTCTTTACTTCGGGTCTTTTTGACTTTTGGTCTCACCGTAGTAAGCCTTTTGTCGGAAGCCCAATGTCCAGATCTCCGTGCTAAAGCTGTCGCCCTTCAGTTCGTCGAACTTATCTGCGACCTCTTGGTTGTTGTTGCTAGAGAATACGATCTCTGGCTTATCGCCTTTTTGCTTATACTGTAAGACTAACTTCATGATTCTAACAATTAGATGGATTGTGTGAAGTCGCCTGCGCTCTGTGCGACAGTTGCAAGACGAACGCCACCCTTGTCGGTGAGGCTGTTGTCTGCACCGCCTTGTGCGCCTGCGGAGACACCGTAGATCCAAGTCAACGTGGTGTAAACGTCGAAAGTACCAGCGTCTTGGTAAGTAATACCCATCATAGTCAGACCAGTGTCTGCGTCAGATACAACGTCTACCTTGCTGATTGCAGGAATGCCGATGCGGTTAGCAAGGGCTTCTACATCGTTAGGAATACGGCTCGCCATGACAATACCAGACTTATCAGTGAAGAAACCAGAGAGGTTTTCGCTGTTGGCTGGCATGTCTGGATACTCGAAGATAGACTCGAAGCCACCTACGTTAGAGAGTTGCCCGTATGCAGAAGCACCGCGCTGTTGTCCGTGGTAGTCACCGCTAGCGATGCGTTGGTCAGAATCCAAAGCAGCGAACACTTCGCTGTTTACAATGCCGATGCGACCAGTTGCAGATGCGCCGTTCTTATTAAGAACCTTGTTTACGGTTGAGAGAGCATCGTAGTCAGAGTTTGCTTCAGTACCTACAACTTCGTGCGAGAAGTTAGCAGCAGTCACAAGACCCATCGTGTAGTCGAAAGCTTCTTTACCAAGAGCGTAAGCCATGTTGCCTACAGTCTCTGCGTAAAGGTCGCGCTTCGTCGATACTTGGTCAAGGAAGTCTACTTTAATCGGAACGTGCTTGTGGCGGTCCAGTGTAACTGAAACGTCAGTGGTCAAACCATTAGCAGATGCAGAGTTGGCTTTGTAGCCATCTGTGCCGTCATAGTCCTGTACGCTAGGAAGCGAAAGGATACGACCTGTAATTGTTTGGTTGAGCTTCGCTTCTTCCGACGAGAAATCCGTTCCGATTGCACTCATCAGAGGAAAGCGAACCTTGAAGGCGTCAATCACGTCAGTGATCAACTCGGTTGTGCTTAATGTAGCCATATATATTACCTCTTAGTTTATTAGTTATCGGATTTCGCGAAGCTGTCGTGCCAACACTCCCTTTTCGACAGGGTTAGTTGTAACTGCCAGTTTAGCGCGTAGCGCGTCAGCGTCCGTATCCTTATTAGTTGTTACTGCTTTTTCTAGCTTCGCACTTGTAGGTGCTTTAGCCAAAGTTTCAAGAACGATGTCCTTAAACTGTTCGACCGAAGTGTTGCCTGCTAGTGCAACGATGACCGCTTTGTTAAGAACGCCGTTAGCGTTATACTTTTCGGAGACTTCGAGGATGCCAGCTTTACGACTTTCCTCGTAAGCGATTATTGCCTCTAGGTCTTCGATCTCCTCGTCCACTTCCTCATTATCTTCACAGGCTTCGCACTCTACGACGATGTCGTCGCTGACTGCTAATGTAGCCTCTGGTTCAAGGGCTTCGGAGGACTCTTCAACTGCTGCTTCCACTTCTTCTGCCTGTGCGACAACTTCCGTTTCTTCAACAGCTTCTTCTTGGATTTGTTCGTCCATAGTTACCTCTGTTTTGTTTGTTACTTCTTCGTCAACCCCGTTTTGAGGAAGTGACTTGTAGAAAGCGTATTGTTTAGGATCGTACTGCGCGACCATCTCGACCTTATCGACAACTTCGGTAGCGAAGCCTGCGTCAACCGCATCCTGCCCGAAGAAGTAGGTGTCGTTCTCCATCCATTGCTGAACTTGCTCTTCGCCTGCTCCCGTGTGCTTCATGTAGATGTTAGCCAGCACTGTCTCGAACTTCTCCAGCGATTCGATGCCCTCCTGTAAGTCCTTACGGTTCGGCATCTGTAGCTGCGATAACATCGGTAGGTGAGTGAATACAAAAGCGTTCTCTGGGATGTAGACGTTGTCTCCCGCTAAGATAACAACGCTAGCGATGCTGCCAGCCATCCCGTTAATGT